ATTTTCTGATAATCTGTTTTGTGGGTCTAAAAATAGATTTGGTGCAACTTTAAAATCTTCTCTAAAGTCAGAAATCTTATCTAGGTTATCAACTATGTAATTGCATATAACACCAACAAATCCAGATTTAGATAAATCTTTTGTGTGCTTTATAAAATCACCTATCTCAATAGCCTTATTAAAACTTATAATACTTTCCTTAACTAGAGTTGAAATAGTGCTATCCTCTGGTTTAATTTTAATAGTTACATGAGTAATAATTGGATTACCTTGACCATCAACTTCATTAAAACCAAAAATGGCATGAACTCGCCATGTATCAACTTTAAATTTTAATATAAAACTTTCTAATCTATTTTTGTTAGTCATATTTAAGAGTTCTTTTCTTTCTTTTCTCATCTTCAATACTTGCTAATTGACCTGCTAATGCAGAGTAACCAATTAAATCTAAGTAGTTGTCTGAATCATAATCACCTGCTTTAGTTCTTGCTACTTTTAATAAAGCCATCATGGTTAGGACATCTAAGGCAGATACATCTGACCCTAAATATCCAGACCATAATTTTGCAATGTTGGCATGGTTTTCAATAAAATCACCATGCTTACGTTTTCTATCGCCAGTAATTAAATTTCCTGCTTTATGCAGTATGTCTAATGCGTATTCCATTAAAAAGGAATCTCATCATCAATGTCATTGTCAGCTATTGCAGGTGCATCATTGTTGTTAGTCCAACCCTCTTTTGCTTGACCACCTGCATCAGTCTTTGGGTTTGGATTTACCCATTTAGGTTTAAAGATAACTTTAAGCCCATCATCTTGTACATAAATTGCAACTTGAACAATGCCCTTATCAGAAACTATTTTTTCTAATAAAGCACTATCAAGTTTAATAGTTTGCCAAATTTCACCATCATAACCTACTGGTAATAGGTCTGGGTGGTTGTCTTGTGTTTTCTTAGGGTTCTTTTTAAAGATTTTTACATCACCTTTTTCAAGAACATTATATGGTTCTTTATCCATTTTTATTTTCCTTTATTTTAGTTTGTTTAAATCAAATCCACTTGTTGATGAACTTGCTCTTTGCTCAAAATCAATATCATCTTGAGATTCTTCTATATCTAATAGAAAGAATTTTTGTAGCAGGTACTTGTACCCATAACTAAATAATGAGCCAGATGCCTTTGCATCATTCTGATTACCTTTTAATTTTTGTGTAACTGCAATATCACCGATTGCCATATAGTCATTAAAATCACCAGTGTTTTCATTAATTCTTACCTTATCAATATCAATGACATCTAATGCAATGTGCATGGTAATACTGCTGTCAGTTATATCGGTTTTAGTTCTTGGTCTAAGATTTAATCTTGCTTGTTGACAAGCCACTTTGCATATTTGTTGTACATCATTGTATGAACCTGCTGAATATCCCATACCAGTTTGACTTTTTTTAACAACACCACACAAACTTACTGCTAAATGTATTTTTTGTTGTAAGTTTAAATCTTTAATTAAAACTGTTTCTTCTTTTGGTTTTGCTACTTTTTTTTCAGTCATTAGTTTGCCTTTTTGTTGTTATTGTAAATGTCATAAATCATTTGCTTATACTGTGGTTCAATGTTCTTAAAAAACATATGGTCATATTCTGGTGGTACAAGTTTAATAATTTTCAGTGGGTCATCAGACATCTGCAATAAAGTCTGTCTAACCATTGCTTTGTCTTTTATGCTTTCTATTTCCTGCTTTAATCTATCCCATTGCAATTCTTGATAGCAGTCATGCTCAAAGAAACGAGATTCTTTAGCATTAACATAAAGCATATCACCCAACATATTTTCTGCATGAGCATAAATAGCCATTTGAGATAAGTGAAAACTTTTTGGTTCATTTGGTGAACTTGGATATTTCCAAATCCTTGAACCCTCTGGTTTAATATCACCAGTATTTTTATCTTTATAATCTCTTTTATAAAACCCACCTGCTGATGGATAAGATGTTTTTAATTCAGTCCAGTGTTTTAAAATGCCACTGCTATCAACATAAGCAATATCAATAAAACCAGTCCACATTATATTGACACCATTAATTACATAAAATACTGGTCGTTCAAGTTGTATCGTTTCACCTTTTTGTTTTTGGAATAACAATTGATAAACAATTTCCTGCAACATTTTTTTACCAAATGTTAAATAATATTCATTAGCCTCACCATCAACTGCACTAACTGTACTTGGAATATATCTTTTAGAACTGTCCTCTATAAATTTCCATGCTTGGTCTATATTACAATAACCAGTTGCAACTAACCCACCCCATTCACCTAAATGCTTTCCCCATTCCATTCTGGCACTTCTTTCCATCTTTCTTTTATGTTCCCTTAATATGATGTATTTCATAAACCATAAAAAGTTTGGTATATTGATTGAGGAATTACTTAACCATTCAATATCTTGCCTTGCCCATTCTTCACCAGTAACAAAATTTCTTTTTATCTTTTCTTGTTCAATTAAAGATAGTTGAGTTATATCTCTGTTAGGTTCAGATAAGACCACTGACTTCGGGGGTTCAACAAAAGGAGTCAGTTCAGCAGTCTTATCATCTTCCACAAAGGAAACTTTTTTCTTAATACTTTTCTTAATGCTTTTTGCAAACTTACGTCTTTCTTGACGAGTAGTTTTATTATTTAAAATTACTTTAGCAATTTCTAAATCTAATTTTTTAAAAGACAATTAAGTTCACCATGTAATTGTTTAACCAAACTGCAAACTGCATTGTAAAATATATTGCAGGTAAAAATAAAAGTGATGCAACCATCTTGCCAACCACACCTGCTATTTCAAAATATTTATTTATAATTTTATTCATAAAAAAACCTTTTTTAATGATTCGTTAATTGATAACAGATTAGTCATAATTGCCACTATTTCAAACAATATGTTTACATATTTAGAATTTGGTGAATTTTATGCTCAATTTTTGAGGCTATACATGGCTTAAATCTAATGATATAAAAGTTGTACCTTGTAGCCAAATGTGTATAATAAGTACTATAAGCAAAAAAACAAAAGGAAAAAAAATGACAAAAAAAAATATGAAAATAAAAGAGTTCAACAATTTTAAAATGAACAAAGATGTTTATGCTTTAAGACGTAAAGTAATCAACATTATTTATGACCTAAAAAAAGCAGTACCAACTTTACCAAGAGTTGAAGTTCGAATTGGTAATCATGCTTGTGACCAAAATGTTTTAGGTTGTGCAATGATGACTAAATGTCAAATTTGGATTACTGAAACTGCAATCAAGATGAACGCAGATGAGTTAAGACACATTGTTGCACATGAACTTGGTCATGCAGTTCTTGGGTTAAAGCATGATAACAAATGCCCATTGATGCAACCATCATTGGAAAAAGTTTTAGACCATAAACAATGTGTTTATCACTTCACTAAATATTTTAAAAATAGGGTTGCGTAAGCAATCCCAGAAAGGACAAAATGACAAGAACATATACAAAAGAAGATTTGGTAAAACAATTAGAAACTACAATAAGTGAGATTGAATATCTAAAAAGACTTTTTGATAAGCAATGGAAAGATTACGATAATTCTGATGCTACAAGTTATTATGATTTCATTTACAAACTTGAAGATACTGCGGTTGAGTTTAAAGAAGAATTAGAGGGCGAAGAAAATGAATAATGTACCAATAAATAAAAAAGATATGAATTGTGATATTTGCGAACCTAAAGATTATGAAAGAAATGCAGGGGGTATTACAAAATGTAGATGCGAAAGATATGCTGACAACGAATTAATTTTTAATGAGGACACACATCAGTGGGAAACGTGGAATTAAAAATGATTACATATAACCCTAAACAAAAATATATTAGACCCTCAATCGAGCAGGTTGAGGTTCTACTAAAAAAAGTACCCAATGTAAGTTGTGATAAAGTTAGTTGTCATAATGATAGATTATTTTTTTGGATTTCCAATTTAGATTGGGCAACTATCTGTTGTGGTTTTAGTGTAGATAAATTTAATCATCTACTACAAAAATATAAAATTAATTTAACACCTTTTGTAAAATTATCTGATGAGCAAAAAGGTCTTAACCGAGAACAAACAAAAGTAAAAGTTTATGAAATGTTATCTGACGTTATTACTAGCGATAGTAAAATGACTAAGGGTGCATTGATTAAATACGTTAGAGATAATTGGAATGAAAAAACCATTATGTCTGATGTAGGTCGAGTGGCTAGTAAAGTAATTAATGAAAAAACTGGCAACTCATTTAGCAAATGGCAAATTTGCACAACTCAAAGACATATCAGAAAGGTAAAATAGATATGCCATTAATAAGTAAATACGCACAAGAAAGATACAAAGCAATCAATGATGCTTTTGCACAAGACCAAATCAATAGACCATCACTTTATAAAGAGCCTATCAATTTTTCAGTTGGTAAAGCCTTTGTTAAATTGTGTTACAAAAAATATCCTAATCACACCTGCTACAAACATTTTAAAGAAGTTGGTGGTCGTACTAGAAATGGAAGTGGTTATAAGGTCATAACAAAAAAAGGTCGTAAACTTCGTAGACTATCTTTTAATATCAATACCAAAGACCATATTAATTATTGGAAATGGAAAGACCTAGTGCATACTCTTGCACATTACGTTGATAAGACTGGCAATCATACTGATGACCAAGCCTCTATTGAATGGGGTATAACTAGACTTGCCCTTGATACTTGGTTAGAAAAAAACAAGTTAGCCAATGAGCAAGATAAATTAAAACCAGAAAAACCTAAAGAAGATATAGTGGTTAAGAAATATAAACAGATGCTTGTAAGGCAACAAGTTTGGGAAAAGAAATCTAAATCTGTTAAAACTTATTTAAGTAAAGTTAATAAACAAATTAAAGTGTATCAGAAAAGACACCAAGAAAGATTAGAGGGGGTGGCTTAATCGCCACCACCTTTTTTTATTTCTTATTCTGTATATAAGTTTCTGCTGATTTACCTGCGTTACTATAGCAATAATGTTTTTCTAATGCAGGGTCAGAATATTTATAATCAAAATCAACCCTACTCACTGGCATAACATACTCAACATTTCTCATATTAAGTTTATTCATTTTTAAATCATGTTCAGTATTAGCCTCAAAGAAACCTTTTTGAGTATTTACTGCTAAAAACAATTTACCATTATTTTTTTTACCATAGTGATAACCAAAGTATTCAAGTTCTTTAGACTTAAACCTTTTGTCAATTAACCATAAGGCTTGAGAATAATCACTTTTCAAACAAATAAGATGCTCTAAGTCTGCTAAGTAGTGAAACAGTGTAACCATTTCAATCTTATCATCAGCCATAGTGTGCATTTTAATGCTAAAATCATTATTAATCTTACCCATGATTGGCATTTCTAAATGCATTGGCTCATATATTTGAAACCAATGTACATTTAAAATCTTAGCAATCTTTTTAGCAAGGTCATGGTCTAAGCCACGTTTGTTATTGATAATCTTATTAAGATTGACCCTATCTGCACCTAATTGGTCAGCTAGTTCAGTTTGTGATAGATTAGCCTCACTTAATAAAGTTTTGACGCAATTTACCCTTATTGACATTTTATTTCCTTTCTATTGTTCATTTGTACATAACGTACTCTTATGTAGCCAAATAAGCAAATCAATTGTGAACAAAATTTATTAGTATTTTTGTTGTGAGGTATAATATATCTAGGGTCAATATTGACACATTAGTTTAAATCAGTTAATGATTCGTACATATAGCCAATTTGGATATAAAAACTAAGAGGCAAAAACGATATGTTATTACGAGAATATAAAGAACAAAACAATCTGACATTACAAGAACTGGCAACCCAAATAGGTGTTACTGGCAAGAATCCAAGACAAACAATCCGCAGGTGGGTTATGGGTGCAAGGATTCCTAGACTCCATTATTTAGACAAAATTGAATTAGCAACCAAAGGTAAAGTTAAGTTTGAGGATTTAGTAAATGGATATAAGCAAAGACAGAACTCTTAATATTGGGTCAAGAACTATTGACTTAAATTTTGAAGTACCAGATTTTCCAAAAGACCATCTATGTGATTGTTATGGAATGTTTGATACTCGCAGTTCTAAAATTTCAATCAATAATACATTGACTATACCAGAACAAATTTGTGCCACTACCCTGCATGAAGTTTGCCACGTTATAATTGATGAAAGCAAATTGAATGTTGGTTCGCAATTATTATCACAAGATAGTGATGAGGAATTAATGGTTAGCCACATGGAAACTGGCTTGTATGGTTTTTTCAAAAACAATCCAATGGAAATTGCATATATTTTTTCAGACATTTTAAAAAAGAATCCAGATGTAATAAAGGCAATTAGTAAATTAAGATGAGTACTTTTCACAAAGATTTAGAAACTGGTGCTGAATTTGAAAGCAGATTATGTGCCATGATACAAAAAAGATATCCAACAGCTACAAGAATACCATCTGCATTTGCTGAATATGATATTTACATTGCTGAAACAAATAAAAAAATTGAATGTAAGTACGATAAGAAAGCCAGTACCACTAACAATATATTCATAGAACTTAAATCAAATGATAATCAAAGTGGCATTTTAAAAAGTAAAGCTGATTATTATTATATTGATACTGGTACTAAACTTTATTGCATACCACTGATTAAATTATTTGAGTGTGTTATTTTTGAAAACATAAAGCCTACTAAACACAATGTAAGTCAAGGTTCTTATGAAATGGAAATGACTGGGTGCATTATACCAGTAGAAACATTTGCCAAATATTGCATACAAATTCAACCAACATTAATGAAGTTAAACTAATGGGTAAGGTAGTTGACATACTTAGTGGTAAAGAAACATTTGATTATCACCCATTGCCTAACAAAAAGTACAAAGTAATTTTGGCTGACCCTAACTGGAAATTTAGCACATGGTCTGATAAAGGTTTAGATAGGTCTGCTGAAAAACATTATGAAACCAATACAGTTGATGAGATAGGTCATTTACCGATAGAACATATTGCAGATAAAGATTGTGCATTGTTTATGTGGGTTACTGACCCAGTTTTACCAATGGCTATTAACTTAGCAAGTTGGTGGAATTTTACTTACAAAACAGTAGCCTTTACAT